GGTCGATGCCAAGGATGTTGTAAAGCTCTCCAGAAAAGACCACACGGTAATTCTCCGGTGTAATCGAAGCCGCATTCCTGCACCAGCGAATTGTAAAGTCAATCTTGGTGTTGTCTACAATCACACCGGCAGCTGTATCTTCCCTTGGAGACTCGCTGCTCACTGTTGCATAACAGGAATACCAATCAGACCACACGTTTTTATGATTCCCGATGGCATCTGTTGCCACTTCATTTTTCTGTATCGTGATCCTCGTATTTAAAAGTGTGATGTTCATCAGAACTTCACCTCCCGAACGCCAAACAAAAGATTGCGGAGCGAAAGCATCAGTTCCTTGTGGTCCGTTTCTTCACGATGCTCATATAAATAAGCCACCGCATACAGGCTTGCCACTTTCATGACATAACCTGTAACGGGCTTACTCGATGGAATCCTGCCTACATCCCGGACGAGGGACTCCGCTGCAGGAATCAAGTCTTTGATGAGCGCATCGTCATCCGAGCTATCCACCCTTAAATACTGTTTCACCTCGTCCACGTTAAGCATTTACCTTCTCCTCTCAGACCTTCGAAGATTTGTCTGCATTGAGCTTCAGAATCTGAACCGCCTCCGGCAGAATCAGCTTGCCGTCCACACGCTCTTTGGCAACATAGCCGATCATGCCATTGCCAGCGAACAGCTCGTTGAGCTGCTTAAAGGAACGGGTGCCGCGGTCACCGATGTTATAGTAGCTGTAATCACCGAATGCGATGGCGTTCTCAGGTGCATACGCAGAGGTATGAACGGCATAGCCCAGCACCTTGTCCGGCTCACCTGCCTGATAGGACGGCTGCCAGATATAGGCACCGTTATTGTCCTTCAGCTTGCGGAGCTGTGCCAGCGTCTTATCGTTCATGATGAAACTTGCATTCTTGCGGTACGGACGCTTAAGCGCATATACCAGGTCAAGCATATCATCCGACTTAATGGCAGCGGAAAGCGTACCTGCCACCGTACCGCCGCCAGTCGCAGCAAAGAGACCGGTCGGCTTGCCGGAACCGTCACCGTTGAGGAACGCATCCTCTTCGGCATTGGCGAGTGCCTTGCCAAATTCGGTGATGATATAGTTTTCCAGACCGAATGCATTGTCATAGAGCAGCTCCTCGGTTACCTTGATTGCAACATGGAGCTTGTGTGCATCCAGAAGAATCTGACTGAAGGCTGCATCACCAAAGGTGAGTGCACCGCCTTCCTCGATCCATGCTGCCGCAGGCTTGGTAGCTGCAATGTTGATCTTATGCTCACCGGAAGTCGTAATGATATGCCCCAGGCTGCGCATGATATTCTCTTCGGTAAGAACATCGATCAGACGGTGATCATACTCTTCCGGCACAAGATAACCGCCGTCAGCGTCCACGCCTTCCTGCAGGATATTGGAAACCTGCTTGAAGTTGGTGCGGAGTGCTTTCAGCATACCATCGCGGTATTCATCGGACGCACGACCCGTTTTCGGCTTTTCCTTACCGCCTGCGGTCATCGGCTTTGCCACGATAGGCGTGTTTACAGGCTTATTCAGCTCGTTCTCCATTGCTTCCATCTGCTCCATACGCTCAATCTCGGCACTATAGTCCTTGATTTTCTTTTCCATATCAGCATAGGCAGCGGCATCTTCTGCAGAAAGCAGGCCGTCCTTGTCGCGCTTGCTCTCCACGAATGCCTTTGCACCCTGCCATGCCTTGTTGCGTGCTTCACGAAGTTCATTGATCGTCATAATAAATTACCTCCAGTTTTTGATTAAATTGAGCCGTTCCATCAGGGAATCGGCATTGGTTTTGGTTTCGGATTTCTGTTCGATTCTGCACTTAGCGGCGATCTTATCCATGAGATGGTTGGTGACGGCCATGCGGGAATACACATTGCTGACCTGCGGCGTTTCGATGTCCTCTGTATTCGCAGAGCGTTTCATAATCTCATCCGCAAATCCCATCTCCACAGCACTGTTTGCATCCATCCAGGTCTCTGCATCCATTAGGCGCGAGAGTTTCGCTCTGCTCATGCCTGTCTTGATTTCATAAGCATTGATGATGGACTCTTTCACTTCATCAAGCATAGAAATAGCCTTCTGCATCTCCGAAGAGTCACCGAAGGCTACCGTTGCCGGATTGTGGATCATCAGCATGGATACCGGGGATACCAGCACCTTTGTACCTGCCATCGCAATAACAGATGCGGCACTGGCGGCAATGCCGTCAATCTTGACGGTCACGTTGCCCTTATAGTCCATAAGCATATTGTAGATTTGTGCTGCCGCCACGCAGTCACCGCCGGGCGAATTGATCCAGACGGTAATGTCCCCGCTGCCGCTGTTCAGCTCATCTTTAAAAAGCTGCGGCGTGACATCATCGTCAAACCAGCTTTCCTCTGCGATGGTGCCGTTCAGAAACAGCGTCCTCTCCAGCGTCTGCTCCTGCGTTTCCTGATTCGTCACCGTCCTGTTCTTCCAGTTCCAGAACTTCTTCATCGGAATTGTTCTCCTTCCCGCTGGCGGCAAAAATACCTGCGTCTGCCAGCTTAGTCATATTGCCGTTGATGAGATAAAGGTCACCGCCGTCCTCGGCAGGGATGCGGTCAAGGTTCTCAAGCTCTCGGATATCATTTGCAGACATCCAGCCGTTCTGCCTTGCGGTGGCATAACCACTCATGCGGCTCTGGTAATCGCCGCGAAGCAGACCGTCCACATTGAACTTGATGAAATACTGAGATTTGTCACTTGGGGAAATCAGCACCCTCGCCAATGACTGCTCCCATCGGACAAGCCAGGGTTCCAAGGTGTATTTCACGAATTCCAGCGACTGCTGCTCAATATTAGAAAAGCTCGACTTTTCGAGGTCACCGACCATGTGGGGCGGCACCCGGAAAATTCGAGCTATCTCATTGATCTGAAATTTTCTTGTTTCCAAAAACTGTGCTTCGTTGGGCGAAATTGAAATCGGTGTATATTTCATCCCTTCCTCCAGCACAGCAATTTTGTGGGCATTTCCACTTCCACCGAAGGTCTGCGTCCAACTGTCGCGCACCTTGGACGGGTCTTTCAGTGTTCCCGGATGCTCCAATACACCGCTTGGCGCAGCACCGTTGGCATAGAATTTACTGCCGTATTCCTCTGCGGCAATCGCAAGGCCGATGGCATTCTTAGCCATAGCAATCGGACTGTAGCCCACAAGACCGTCAAAGCCAAGACCGGGAACATGGAGAACATCGGTCGGTTTCAGCCGAACAGTACCGCCCTTGGTGGTCTTTGCCTCATCGTTCGAGGTCTGGTATTCGTAATAAAGACGGCCTTTATCGTCTCTGTCCACCGTCATGCGGTTGGGCATCAGCGGATACAGAGCTACAACTTCGCCCTTGCCGTTGCGAATAATCTGTGCGTAGGCATTGCCCCAAAGGAGCAGATGCGTCATGAGCGTTTCCCGGAATACAAAACTTGTCATTTCCGGGTTTGGCTCATCATGCAGCACAAAATACAGCGGATGGTCGATTGCCTTTTCCTTGCTCCCGCCATCGGTGTATCTGTATAAATGAAGCGGCAGTCCTGCGACAGCTTCTGACAAAATGCGCACGCAGGAATACACCGCCGTCATCTGCATGGCAGAGCGTTCGTTTACCTGTTTGCCGGAGCTGCTGCCGCCCATAAAAAATCGATAGGCACTGCCCGCCGTACTGTCCTTGGGAGCATCTCTGCTCCGAAATAGTCCGCTAAAAATCCCCATGTAGACCTCCTATTCCCTGGTTAATGCCTTCTTTGAAAACAACCAGGCCAATCAAAATTATTGTCAGCATTTCATCACCTCAAAAAACAAGCAATCCTCTTGTGTCGTATACGCTTTCGCCAGCGTCATTGCCACATCGGATTGCTCTGTCAAGTGCCATGATCGTTGCCGCAGCACCGTCAATCTTTTCTGTTGATTTTTCCTTATCCGCCTTGATGTTGCCAGCCGGGTCAGTACGGATAAAAATGTTATCCATGTTCCATCGCAGAACAGGCTGACCGCCATGTGCGATTCTCTGTTCCAGCACCAGTTTCATCAATTCCTTGGTAGGCGGACTCATATCCTTAAATCCCTGTCCGAACGGAACGACCGTAAATCCCATGCCCTCAAGGTTCTGCACCATCTGCACAGCACCCCATCGGTCAAAGGCAATTTCCCGGATATTGAACCGTTCTCCAAGCCGTTCGATAAATTTCTCAATGTAGCCGTAATGCACCACATTGCCCTCGGTGGTCTGTAAATAGCCCTTTCGCTCCCACACATCATAGGGGACATGATCTCTGCGGACACGCAGGTCAAGCGTATCTTCCGGCACCCAGAAATGCGGCAGGATGATGTATTTATCTTCCTCGTCCTGCGGAGGGAATACCAGCACAAAGGCTGTAATATCCGTTGTGGAAGAAAGGTCAAGACCGCCGTAGCAGACACGCCCTTCCAGTTCGTCCTCGTTCACAGGGAATGCACACGCATCCCATTTTTCCATCGGCATCCAACGAACTGCCTGCTTGACCCACTGATTCAAACGCAGCTGACGGAAGGAATTCTCCTCGCCCGGATTCTGCTTTGCGGAGTTGCAGGCGGCTTCAACTTTATCAATGCCGACTGTAATATCCAGACTCGGATTGGCTTTTCGCCACACTTCCGGATCTGTCCAATCATCTGATTCGTCTGCACCATAAATCACAGGATAAAAGGTAGGGTCTATTTTACGACCATTCAGAATGTCCTTTGCCTTTTGATGCGTTTCGTAACAGATGCTGTTGGTATCCGTTCCGGCTGTCGTAATCAGAAAATACAACGGCTGCATTCTCGCATCGCCGGAACCCTTGGTCATAACATCAAAGAGCTTTCGGTTCGGCTGTGTGTGCAGCTCATCAAACACCACGCCATGAATATTAAAGCCATGCTTGGAGTAAGCCTCCGCCGATAGCACCTGATAGAAGCTGTTGGTCGGCGTATAAATAATTCTCTTTTGTGATGCAAGGATTTTTACTCGCTTGTTTAATGCCGGACACATCCGCACCATATCCGCCGCCACATCAAACACAATGGTGGCCTGCTGTCTGTCAGCGGCACAGCCGTAGACCTCGGCTCGTTCCTCACCGTCACCACAGCAAAGCAAAAGTGCCACAGCCGCCGCAAGCTCTGACTTGCCTTGCTTCTTTGGAATTTCCACATAGGCGGTATTGAACTGCCGATAGCCGTTTGGCTTTAGCGTACCGAACAGATCACGAATGATCTGCTCCTGCCAGTCAATCAGTTCAAATTTCTTTCCTGCCCATGTGCCTTTTGTATGGCACAGGCTTTCAATGAACATCACCGCAAAATCCGCAGCATTCTTATCGTAGGTACTGTCCTCGGCTTTGAACTTGGTGGGTGTGTATTTCTTCAGTTTTCTCAAAATCTCACCTCCGGGCATAAAAATAAGCCGCATTGCTGCGACCATCGAAATATATCGTATAACGAGGAACACACCCTTGCGGGCGGTTCTTCGGGAATCTTCTGCTTTAGTTGTATTCTTTCATCAAAATGGCAAGTGCCGTCTCAGTTGCTTTGTCGGTAGGAGCGATGTCCAGCCCTCTGTCGTAGCTGTAGGTGATCTCGCCGGCACGCTTTAACATCAGCTTGGAAATCCTGCCGCCGTCAATGCCGTAGTCTTCGCTCGGCTCTTCGTAGTGCTTGACCCAGTAATGGAAAATGCTGTTCTGAACCTTGATGCTTCCTTCTGCCCACATGGTTTATGCCTCCCTTCTTACCAGGTTGAAATCCGTAATGCTGCAGCCGTTCTTTCTGCAGTGATCGCAAACCCAATCGTCTGCGTTTTTTGCGTTCTTGAAGGTTTTGAAATCCATCCAGACCAGCTTGCCCGGCTCGCTTGCTGTCAATGCTCTTACTATCCAAATCGTGTTCTTTTTCATGGTACGTACCCTCCGTTTTTTCTTTGTTTTCCCTTTCGGTAGGTACATATTCGCTCTTTACAGGAGATATAGCAATATGATTACTACACGATCTTACGAGCGATTATTCCGCACATAATTGTGTAGTTTATGGCTGCATAGAACGATGGATGGTGTCCAGAATCTGCTCCTGTTCCGCCGGCTCCACACCGATGCTGTCCAATGCTTCTCGTGTGCCGCAGTCCGGGCAGATCAGCGTCTGACCGTCTGCCCTCGAAAGGGCAGGCACACCGCGATAGGCTTTATGGCATCGTGGGCAGATTTTCAAAGCGACTGTATTTTCATTCTTCATGGTTCATCCTCCTGCTGTTCTCGATGGCTCCCATCAGAATTTCTTCATCAAAACCAAAGGCTCTGTAGCCCTCAAGGCAGGTGCGGACATAATAGCCGCTTGGTGTGCCAAGTGGCCTGTCCTCGTGCATGATGTAAACATAGCACCGATGGCTTCTGATTTTTCCTGTGCGGATGCCTTTGACGGGCAGTTCCATTTCCGCTTTGTAATAGAAGATTGGGAAACCCTCGTAGCGGTCAAGCGCCGTCTCGTCTGCGGCTGTGGTTGCCCACACCGCAACAGGAACGCTGCCGCCAACCTTTTTCTCAATGGTGAGATAAGAACCGGTCTGACTGCCCTTGAACAGCAGCTCGTAATCCTTGATTTCCGATGTTCCGATGATTCTTGCCTGCGGGCAACGAACACGCATCTGTGCGATATTCAAGTTACTGCCGTAGGCGATGTAGTATCTTTTTTCCATAATGGTATCCGTCCTTTCCGAAAGGCGTAGGAATCACCCTTCTACCACCTAAAGACCGCCGAAGCGGTCGGAGGTTAGGTGGCAGGAGGCTGACTCCTGCGTGTCCTTCAAGCGGCTCTTCCATTTCTGAAGGCTGTATCGCCTGTAAGTCTCTTGGTAAGGATTTCTCGTGCGGTCTTGAATTCGTCTCCGATGAATCCGAGTCGTAAAAGCCAAGTCCTCATGGCGTATTTCGGATTTTCGTTCTGCTGCGGCTTGGGGCTTGCGGTCTTCACCGTCTTTGCCATTTGGCTCAGTGCAAGGCAAAGCTGAATGTAGCTTTTGAGCTGTCCTGCATGGAGTCCGTTCTGTCTGCCGTCCGCAGGTGCATCGAACTGGAAAAGCCGAAATTCAATGGTTCCTTTGGTAAAAGTGGCATGGTAATTCAGCATATGGTATCGGCTGTCGTTGTAGTGTTGGCTTCTGCCGTAGTTTGCACCGTTGGCGGGGTACCAAATGTCTGCGAAGGCTGCCATCGTCTGCGGCTTTTTTCGGTTGATTTCTGTAAGGAAGATGGGGTTTACCGTTCTGCAGTAGCGATGCATTCTGCCTTGGTCGAGGTTCAAAGCGTCAGCAATTAGGCTTTCGTGGCTTGCCATGATGTTTGCGAGGTTTCGCATCGTCTGCGGTGTGTGGCCTTTCGCTCCGATGTGGATGTGGACTCCGCAGCCCCTTGTGGCATCGCTTTTTGCTCCTGCCTTGCGAAGTCTACGAATCAGCTCCTGCAGGGTTTCCATGTCAGTGTAGGTCAAAATCGGCGTTACCATTTCGCATTTCTCGCTGTCGCATCCTGCGATGCTGACATCCTTTTGGAATTTCCACTCTCTGCCGTCTGTGTCCCAGGCTGACCAGGTGCTGTAGCCGTTCCTTGCGGCTGTGTTTTCGTATCTGCCTGTTCCGAAGAAATCGGCGGTGAGCTTTGCGGCTCTGCTTCTTTCGATGTGGTTCATCTCGACCTCAACGCCAATGGTCTGCTTTTTCATCTCTGCAATCTGATTTACGATTTTCTCGTTCATGGTGTGTACCTCCGTTTGGCTTTTTTCTTTGTTTTCCCTTTCGGTGTACACATATTCACTCTTTACGGCAGATATAGCAATACGATTACTACACAAGGTTTTACCCAACATCTTGTGTATATATGGCATCAATATGCTATATCCTGCGCACCTCATCCTCGCCATAGATCACATTCAGATGGGAACCGTTGTCCCAAGCCACAAGCAGCGATGCCGTATCATCCACGCCCTCGACTGTACCCTTGGTGCCAGTCGGCGGAGCCTGCACATCGTCCATATGCAGAAGCTCCACTCTTGTGCCGGTTGGGTACTGTCTGCGTACCTGTTCTACGATCTCTTTACTCGGAAATCTCATCGTCTGCCGCCTCCTTCGCTGTTTTGAATGCACTGCTGCCTGTCAGATTTTTCAGCAGAATCTTTCGGTCTGCCTTGTACTCCGCACCGATGAAGCCAAGCCGCAGGAGAAAGCATCGGAATGCGTATTTCTCATTGGTGACTTTCTTCTCGGTGGCATTGATGCGTTTCTGCTCCTTGCTCATCCTGCAAAGAGCAGTGATGAAATTCGCATAGGCTTTTGCTGAGTCCAAATCTGGGCTGAGTGAAAACCAAGGGAAGGAAACCGCATCCTCGGTAATTTCTATCGGAAGTTCTGCGATGCCCAACGCCTTTTTAATCAGACTGCCTTTGGCATCAATCAGCTTTGTAAGATTGCCGACTGCGACCTTATCAATCGGAATCGCCACCGTAAGCCCCACGCTTTCGCCCTGTGTCGCGACAGCCGCATTCTCGGATACTTTTTCGGTGTTTTCTTCCTCAACGCTGTCGGCGGCAGTGTCGGGCATTGCTGCGGCGGTAAAGCCGCGCTCGGCAAGCCGCTCCAGCAGGTTTTCAATCTCCTCACTGTTCACCCTGTCATCAAATTCCAATGCACCGTCCTTGGTGACGGTAAAGCAGTCGATTTCGTATGCGCAGGTCGGCATAAATTTGTATACCGCCGCAGCTCCCGTAATTTCTGAAATGGATTTGACCAGTGCTTTTCGCTCTGCTCCTGTTCTGTTAAATTCAATCCTCATCGTGGATACCTCCTTGTTTTTTCGGTAGTACATATATCACTCTGAAGCCGATAAATAGCAAGGATTCTGTGGGATTTTCGGTGTAGAATACCATGCCGGTTATTCTGAGGATTGTTGTGCGTAGTACACAATACCCGCCAGCACAAAGCAGACATTCGGAAGTGCCACGCCGTTGCCCCACATTTTATATTCTGCGGCATCGGAATACGGGTCTTTCAGCCATTTGATGATCTGTTTCTCTGTCTTTGCCTTTTTCGAAGTTCCCATGACTTTGCGATGGGTTTCAAAGACCTCAGACCAGTATGCGATATCTTCTTCGGCCGGATTTTCCGTACCGAGATCATCGCACCACCAATCCGGAAATCCCTGCAGCCTTGCACATTCCGTTGGAGTAAGCCTGCGAATAATGTACTGCGGTTCTTCCGCTACGGTCGGAGGGTCTTTGTAATCGGTAGCAACCAGCGTATTCGCCAGATTTTCTTCCGCTTCGGTATGGTAGGAATTTTTACTCGTGCTGTAGACGAGGGTTTCAGAACCACCGCCGTACATTCCGCCGCTTGCACGAAGGGAACTGCCCGTATTGTTTTCCACATATTTGTCATAGGCTTCCTGCGAAAAGGCAACCGCATGGCGGTCCGCCGTATTGAGCGTAAAGCTGACATCTTCTCCGATACCGCTGCCCTGGGGACCGTTCTTCTCGGCTCTGCCGATCATGGAACCCTGCACCGCCACCACAGCCATACCGCCCTGATTGCAGGACGGATTGCCGCCATTGGCATCCAGACACCGGCTCGTTTCTGCTTCATAGGAACCGCTGTGCGGATTGTCCGATTTCATGGAATTGCTGTCTTTGGAGCAGATACCGTAGCACTTGGGTACGAATACCGTCTGGTCATTGTTGCAAGAAAGCGTTGCTGATTTGTTTTCCTGTATCAAAGCTCCCTTGCCGCCGCCCTCACAGCCAGAACGAATCTTCAGTGTTTTCGGTGTCTCCAACACAAACGGCTGATTGTTGCCGCCCATCCCGTAGGTGGAAGAAACCGTCTGTGCCACATCCAAAGGTCCCTTGTAACGGGTATCCTGACTGTGATTTTCAAACACAAGCGGAGGATGGTTGGATGCCGCACGAAGTGTTGCGGTAAAATCCTCTGTCACATCCATCCGCTGACCGCCCTGGTCGTTTAAGCACAGGCTTGACGCTCCAACGCTTTCTTCAGCACCTCCGGCAGTTCCTTGCCACGAGCGGAAGCCCTGCGGAGTATACCCAGACAGGCCTTCTGACTCAAATAATATTTTTCCGGCACACCCGTCTGCAAAATCTGCGACAAGGTAGATACGTTTTCTGCGTTGGGGTACTCCCCAAAACTGCGCATCGAAGAGTCTCCAGGCAACAGAGAAACCTTCTCCCAGAATCTCTCCTGCGTTTGCCCATTTGTCAGATGCAGGCACTGAAAACGCAGGGTCTTTGACTTTGCAAATCTCTTCGAGGACACATCGGAAGTCTTCTCCTTTGTTGCTGGAGAATGCACCGGGGACATTCTCCCACACGATAAATCTCGGATATT